TCCGGGCGGCCCTGTTCCCAGCCTGCACCCCAACACCTTGTTCCCCCGGTGAACCACGTCGGGGCTGATGTCCGAACCGTCTGTTAGCCAGTGGCAGAAATCCCACACGTCTGTACCGACACTATACTCTTGTTGTTTGATCTTGTACACAAGGAGGCCTGGCACTAGGGCCCCGTAACCCGGGCCAGGCCTTCTCCTTTCACAGAACATAATGTTCCTATCGTCACCTTTAAAACATGCGGTGACGATGTCATCCAGCTCGTACCTGAAAAACATGTCGATCATGCTCATCAGCGTGTTCAGCAACAGCGTGTAGGGGTGCCCTGCGGTGTTGGCGGTGGTGCTTCTCACGGTCACGTATTTGCTCTTAATTGTGACCCCCGTCTGACTCCCGACGAACAGGTTCGCCGCGTCCTTAGGCATTCCCATGCGCTGTAGGACCTCCACCGCAAAGACTAGGGCGTACGCGGTGCGCATGGTGTCCATTTCGGATATGTCCTCCGACCACACTTTGTCTGCCTGCGCCCCCATCGCTAGCATCTTTCGGAGGCAGTCCTGGTCGGTGTCTAGAACACCGATCACCCACCTCTTCTTCAGACTCCTCGTCACCAGCTCCGACACGAAACCGCTCGTCCTGCCGACCATGTTCTGGACTGCTAGGCCGTCCGGGATGATGGCCTGCCCGAACTTTGGGTCCATATCCCCAAGCCCACTCCCGGTGGGCTTATTCTGGCTCTTTGAGGAGGCAGGGGTGTACTTGGTGAAAGCGTAGATGAGGGCCTCGTCCAAGGGCACGTTGTATTTGTTGCCTTTCTCGCTCACCCTCTTGATGAAATTGCCAAAAGCTCTCATCCGCTCACCACCATCCAGCAGCAGCCTCGCTTCAAAGAACTTCTCCATGAACACATCCACCAGAGGGTCAAAGTGAGCGTCAACCTTGTGGTCGACGGGTGACTTGCCAACTCTGTTCAGGATGGCACAGGATTCGAACACGCCGTCCTTGGTGTCCTGGTCTTTTATGGGTGCATTGGCCCACATGGTGTATTTGACGGAATCTTGCGTGGCG